AATCTGGTTCGCGCTCCCCGCAGAAGTGGGCAAAGTCATGGTCCATGTTCCTGCAGCTGCTGCTGGCTGCATGGTCACCGTCCCGGAGGTGACACCGAGCATCTTCAACTGCCCAGTGGTCGTGCCGGTTTTCCCAACTGACAGCGCTGGATAGATCCAGGTGAGAGCGGAATCTCCGGCGAAGGAACCCGCGTTATTAAACTGCAGCTGCGTAGTAAGGCCGCCCGGACTTCCTGTTCCACCGAAAGGCTGCGAGTTCCACGGTCTTGATGCTTGGTAGAGAACGACTGTCGGATCTGCGGCGTCCACCAAAAGCGTGGCCGAGCCGCTCACTCCGACCACGCGCACGAACATGGGATAGGCCGAAGTGTCGCTCGTGCTCACCGAGACGGTCCCCGCGGGCCATGCGGTCCAGGTCGCCTTGTTATTTGAAATATCGCTCAAAGGCGAGGTCGTGTATTCCACGCGCGCGGTTCCACCGGAGGGAACGAGAGTCACCTTGGCGCCCGGACCCGCAGGCAGCGGAAGGCTCGTGCCCAAGGGAAAAGTGGAGACCGTGACCGTATCGGCCCAAGCGAGAGCCGTGCAGAAAGCAAGAAGCAGCGAGACAAGGAATCGTTTCATGGGAACTCCGGAAATAACGGCAAACATTTTCAGTTGTAGGACTCGTCTATGATGATGATTCCGGAGGCGCCAGCCCCACCCGCTGAACCATTCACGCCGCCGCCGCCTCCGGCGCCACCGGCACCGACGGTGTAGGTATATGTCGCCGCAGGAGCGATGATGAGTTTTTCGCAGTAACTTCCGGCGTTTCCGCCTGCGCCTGCAGGCACCGAAGCGGCGGTATTTGATCCTCCTCCCGCGCCACCACCGCCGCTATTTGTCGCGGCGCTGCCGCCGGTGCCCGCGCCGACGCCGCGCCCCGCGCCGCCGAATACCGACCCGCCACCAGCACCGCCAATGCCGTTAAACGTGGCGTTCGAGCCCTGGTATTGCGTGCCACCGCCATTGCCCGTGATATTTATATCGCAGCCACTGGACGCGCCGCCGCCTGCTCCGGCGGTCAATGCGCCGAATGTGGACGAAGTTCCGCCGCCGCCAGCGCCCGCGCCGCTACTGCCGCCGCCATCGCCGCCAGCGCCGCCGCCCACCATGCGAACATTGATTCGCGTCGCACCAGCAGGCGTCGTATAGGTCGCCGCAGTGCCGCTTGTAAGCACTTGGCGCGTGGGCTGCGTGTTCGCGACGTTGACAACCGCTTTCCCATTCGCCTTGAGATAGGAAACCACCACCATGTTAGCGGTCGTATCTGCTCTGACCAAGGCAACGTCATTCGCAGCCGTAGTGATATTCGCCGCGCCCGGCAGAATCAAGGTCGTCGCGTTGTAGGTGAGGGTCAACGCCCCGTCGAACACTACCGTTCGGAAAGCCCCGGCATAAGGTGCAGTACCGAAACTCGTGATCGACGTCGTCCCTGTAACGTGGACGTAATCGCCGACCGTTGCCCAGATATTCGTCGTGCCCGCAGAAGCGACAGAAGCCCCCTTGCGGTAGATCATCTGCGGCGAGATTGATGGGTTGTCCGCTGCGATCAAGCCGTAGGACACCGCGGACAATCCGGAATCCAGCGTCCCGGAATCGTTCGCGAGCGTGATGGTCGTAACCGATGCAAAGGCGCTTGATAAAATCGTCGAATAGACCGTGCCGCCGCTGTTGGTGGTCTTTACTCTTCGACCCGGGGTGAAGGTCGGAGTCTGGTCGCCGGCGAGCGTGAAGCTCGTTGCGCTCACGTAGGTCGGAGTCGGGCCCGCGACCCACTGGTCGATCGTGACGGTGGTATCGTTTATTCCTCGCAGGTTGTCGGTCGTCCAGACCGTGGACCCGAATGAGTCCTTCAAGACGAGCTTGTACCCGACTCCCCCCAGTAGCCACACTTCGTTCGGCGTTTCTCCACGGACATTGAGCGTGATGGGATTTGCATTCGCCACCGCACCCGTAGAATCGGTGTAGGTATTCTGCGGCGTCGTCGAGCCAGCAACGTAGAACGTGAGAGTGCCCCCTGACATGGGCGCGCCGTTTGAATCCACAAATTGCGGGCGAGGGCCCCATGGAAGCGAATAAACGGCCGCCTGGCAGGCAAAGATCCACAACAGCAGGATTGCAAAGAGCAATCGCTTCATCTTTTCTCCATGGTTGCTATTAACTTAAGCACGGCCTAGACTTCCGTCGTGGACCACTACGATCCAAAAACCCGCCGCTGGTCGTACGAATCAAGCGGCCATCTTGGCGATTGGTCTTTCCCGCTTATCTTTCTTGGTCTTGTCGGCACCGTCGTCGCAATTCTCGTCGCAGCGGTGTACTTCATCATCCACCTGTTTTAGCTCTCACCGCATCGATATAATCGCGGATCGCCTCGCGATCGATTGCAGGCTGTTGGTTCGCGATGTTGGAAAGCGATGAAAGCTGGCTTGTAAGGGCTGCTGGCGAAACGGCGGTCGATTTTGCGAGCCAGCGCACGAAAGCCGGATTAGTAATCAGCTTGTGCGCGCCGATATTCGCGGCGGTCATTCCGGTTGCAAGTCCCGCCGCGATTCCTGGATGACCCCACAATGCCGAGAGCAAAACGCCTGCAACGCCCATCCTCGCGGTGAAGGCCCCTTCGGTTCCTGACGGATTCGCGAAGATCTTCGAGCCTTCGCGCAGGTTCGCCGCAGTGGAAGCAATGCTGTCCAAGCTCTTCACATAGTCCGGCCCGAACCTGGAGAAGAGCGCCATCTTCGATTCGGGCGTGATCTTGTTCCAGCTCGTAAGGAAGGTCTCAGGAGAAAAAAGCTCTCCCAGCTCGTTCTGATTTCCGGGGGTCGCGACTCCGAGCCGTCTAAGGACGGTCGCCGCGACTGTCTTCTGCCCTTCAGGCGGAAGGCTTCGCATCACTCCCCAGATGGTGGTCGAGCCTTCTTTCGTGCCGCTGACGGCCGCCTTAAAGATGTCCTCGGGATCCGTTTTGCCGACAATGGGTTGCAATTGCTCGATTCGAGCATGTCCCGCGCGCGTGAAGGTGTTCGCGCGTTCCGCGGCGCTTAACGCATCCGCTCCTGCCTTGGCGGCTGCTGCGGTGAGGTCGTTGGAAAGCGCGCCGTACAGTTGCTTCAATTCCGCTCGCGGCATGTTCGACACCAATTCGCTTGAATTGAGCATTGAGCCGATTCTCGAGCGCAGTTCCTTCAGCGCCTGGTAGGGAAGCGTTCCGTTTTGCCCTGCATCGGCCGTAAGGGCGTCTCGGATATCGACGAGCTTTGGGTTCACGAGTTTTTCGCTTGTGGCGGTTGCCCCTTTGATCGGCGTGGTCAGTTTTCCGAGCGTCGCGTTCGTGGAGTCAAGGGCGACCGGTGAATCAGGTGGAATGAGAGCATCGACTTTTCCGTAAAGCTCGGCCTGCTTCGCCCGGAAGTAATCGAGGAAGCCGTTGTCGCCCTTGATACCTGCGGTGATCGCCCGGCCGGCAGCCTCAGCGCCGGTTCGGGTAGAAAGATCGGAAGCGAGCTCTCCGACCTTCGCCCCGAGTTCCTTATGCTGGGCCTCGGCCTTCGCAGCCATGACGCCCGCTGAACCTGGGGTCTTGGAAAGCATGGTCTCCGCAAGCCGTGCTGCGCGGCTTTCGGTGGCTTGACCCACCGTGGGGGTCGTCCCGGCTTCGCCGAAGGATCTGAGGTTCTCGGCCACCGTTTGACGTCCTTCTTCCCCGCCACGAAGGACCCCGCGAAGCGCCGCGGAACCGGTGGCCTTGGCCGCCGAAGGCAGTAGCGTCCCCGCGACCCCGGCGACGGTCTGACCCATAGGGCCCACTTCGCCTTCCCGGGCAGCACTTGAGACCCCGGTTCCCATTCCGGCTGAGGTGACCTGAAGTCCGGGGTCTGTCCGCAGGAGCGCCATCAACCGACTGACCATCGGACCAGCCCCGGAAACGAGGCCAGCGGCCTTGGCGATGGCTCCCTGCCCTCCCATTGCGCCCGCCACGTCGCCTGAGAAGCGCTCTACGGGGTTTTCGGGATGGGGCAGTACCCTGAGGAGAGCGTCCACAGCGTCGCTGGAACGAAGCCCAAGGGCATTTCCGGCCATCTCCGGAAGGGCCGTTACCCCCTTGATTCCGGCACGGACAGTTAAACCGACCTGGCGACCAAGGGAATCTGAGAGGCTGCGCTCCGGCTGCGGTGGCTCATCGAGCAGCATGTACTTGCCCTTTGGTGTGACCGGTGCCGGTTCGTCGAGCAGCGTGTAGGGCATCAGCGAGGCACCCGCACCCAATTTTTGCCGTTCGACTGGTAGACCGTTCCATCGTCGGCCTGAAGGCGACGTCCCGCGTATTTCGCTGGATCCGGTGGCGAGTCAAACAGCTTCGGCGCCACGGTCGGTTGGGCACTCGACGCCCCTGTTTTCTGGAGCTCGCCCTGCCAATAGTTCGGGAATTCGGTTATATCGGCCCCGGGCGTCTTTTTGTACTTGGTCAACGCCTGCTGTTCTGCCCGGTCTCGCTTGAAGACCCGTTCGGCGAAGTTGTAGATCTTCTCGATCGCCCGAGGGTCCAAACTGATGTTCGGGTTATTGTCCTGGAAGACCCTGAATTCGTACTGGGAAATCCTGCCAGCCCCACCCATCGCCTGCTTCAACTGCTCCATGGCTTGTTGGGCGGAGAGCTTCTGGAATTCCTGCACCGCAGCCAAGTTTCCGCCGGCCATCTTGTCAACCAAGGCTTGCGGAAGACCCGCAGCCTGAGCGGCTTCGGCGAGGGTCTTGTACTGCTCGGCACCGCCTCCGGGCTTGAAGTTTTTCAGGGCATCCCGGGCCTCCGATACCCGCATCATCAGGTCCGAGCCCTGCTGAACCCGCTCGTTCAGCCCTTTTTCGTAGGCGACCATGCTCTCGGCTGAGCCCTTGCGGAAAGCCGCTCCAGGAGAGGCCGGTCCTTCGATGCCGATAGGCATGACGCCCGGCGCCGACTGCGTTCCAACGGCGGCAGCACCCGGCGCTACGCCGGCCTGAGCGCCACCGGCGTCCGGCGCCGCCGCAGGCGCAACGCCACCTTGGGCTGGCACCCCCCCGGCGCGCGGCACCGGTAGCTGCACCGCAACATAGTTGCCGTTCGCGTCCTGCACCAGATGCGTCTGAGGTGCCGGAGTTTTGGCAAGTGCTTGGCCAGCGGGTTGAGCCGTATAGGGATTGATCGGCTGGATCGCCCCTCCGGTGTCGGGCAAAGCAAGTTTCGGCGAAAGCCTCTCCAGCATCTGGTCGGCGGTCGCGAGGTGCTGTCTTTGCCAGTCCTTGTTGTAGGTCGGCGGCGATTGAAGGGCGACTTGGTAGCCCTTTTCGGCCCCTGCCTTCTGCCATTGCTCGTAACTCGCTTGGTCTGTCACTCCCGCCAGCGTGTCGCGGGCGTCTTTCGCTTTTGCTGCGAGGACTTCGGCGTTGATCTTGTCGATCTCACCCCTAGTCTTTTGCTGCTGGAGCAGGTTCTGCTGCAGCTGGATGCCGCGAGTAGGCGAAGCCCCCATGACCTTCTGCAGGAAGTCAGGCGCCGACATCTGCGCCGGGGTAGCCCCGGCGAACATCTGCCTGACCGCTTCTTCCTCCTGCAGGTCGCGCGCGAGTTTCTGACGCTGAAGCTCGTTCAGCTGCTCGCCGCCCACGAGGCTCCTGATCGAAACCATCTTCCCGTACTGCTCAAGCGGGTCTTGGATCTGGACCTGCGGGCGAAGAAGCCCGTAGACGTCAGCTGAGGCGGGCATCAGTAATATCCCGGCGAGTAGTTAGGCTGCCCGGTACCACCACCGGAATAGTCTTGGTACGGATTCCAAGCCCTACCGCCTCCCGGGGGCACGAGCCGATTTAGCATGTTCTGACTATTCCACCAATTCGCGATGCTGTTCAGGCCGCCGCCAAAGGCATTGGCTCCTGCGATCTGTGCACCGGCTTGCGCATTGCCAAGCCCGGAAATAAGGTTCGTGATGTTGCCCGCAGTGTTCGATCCGGCCGCCACCCCGGTATTCGTCGCGCTCTGCCCGATGCCTGCCAAAGCGGCAAGCCGGCCGAACTGATTTCCCTGATCGCCCACGAATCGCGCGTAAGCGGGCTCCGCCATCGTGCGGCCGGTGTAGTCGGTCCCGAATTGCGTGAGTTCCTTCAGCGCCGCCCCGGAATCCAGACCTGTGGTGAGCGGCGCGCGATTGCGCAGCGCCTTCGTCCCTAGGTCGAGCCCGGACTGATAGCCGAGTTGCACCGCAGGATCGTTCCAGAAGTCGGCCACCGAGAACTTGCGGGTGAGAGGTCCGGAAGTGCCTTCCGGACCCACGCCAGCGGTAAGATTGGCGAGCGCTCCAGTCCCAGCTGCCCGGTAGGGCGCGAGGTCCGCCCGGTTGATGTCGTACTGGCGACGTTGTTCATCGATGCTTCTGCCGGTTGCTCCAGCCTGCGTGTCAGCCGCGCTTTGGGCGCCGCTTGCTGAAATGAGCGAACCGCCGACAATCGCGGCGGGGATCATCCATGGCATCGTTATTTCTCCTTGGCTGCAAGCGCGCTCGCCGCATCGTGGCAGCAAGCAAGCCGCGTGTTGTCTTCCAGCGTGACGAAGGCGTGTTCTATTCCAGCCTTCACCTCGAAAGCATGGCCTTCCAGCAAATCAGGCTGTCTCACGCCTTGAACGAATGGCGCTGCTCGACCACGCCCGCAATAGGTCGCGTGATCGTGAGGATGAACGTGCTGCGGGATCATCGTTCCAGCTTTGGGAACCAAGATCGAGCGAAAGTAGACCCCGCCTTTTTCTTCGCAGAATTCGACAATCTCATCGTTCACTGCTGAAGGCATATCGCCCGGTAATTTTTCGCAGGCGGATTGATGGCGCCTGCGGTGATGTTGTGCGCATAGACGCTCACCGTATCGTTCGCCGTCACGAGCCCATAGTTATCGATGATTCCCGCAGTCTTTGCAGCTGGGGTCACTATCACCGCATCGCCCACGCGCGCGCCCTTCACCGTGATCGCAAGGGCTGCCTCGCCGCCGGCCGCGATGTTCGGGAAGTCAAGCGCGGCTGTCCCTGTGAGCGATCTTTTCCAGCCGAAGAGCGCATAGAAGATCGACAGAAAAAATTCCTTCCACGCGGGCGTCGTGTCAAGACCCCGCCCCCTCTCGTCCAGCGTGATCGGGTCTCGCTCCCGGACGGGTTCTATCGGCATCTAGCCGCTCGGAAGCTGCCTCACCTGCTCGGCGGAGGTGCGAAGCGCGAGATTGGCGAGCACAAACTTTACCGGATCACTGAGGGCGATCCGGAATACAAAATCGCGCCCGGTGCCAAGCCGTCGAACTGCAACGCGCTTCTTGTACTCGCCGAGCTTTCCAAGCGGCAGCCAGATCTCCGCGCCGAATGTCCTTCCGCCGTCCCTTGAGACCTGAACCATGACCTGCGGATCCTGACCCTGACCTATGGCAAGTCCGACCCCGGTTTCCATGTCGGCGATCAACTCATCCACCGTCACGCGGTCAAGATCCTTGAAAAAATGTCTTGTATCGACCTCACGCCGGATCATCATGCCGTTGTCGGTGTAGGCGGTGTTATCGACCCGGTAGAGCCTCCCCGCCGCGTAGTCCGAAACGTAAGCCTTGTTCACTAGCGAGAACTGCAGGTCCGACAAATGCCGTCCGGCGTTCGACTGGAGCTCCGACCATACCGGGACTCCGATGATCGCCGAAGAGTAGGCGTCGTACATCCAAGTCTTTCCAGCGGCGGGAAAGGAAAGGACGTAGAAATCGTGCTCGTCGAGATTCACGAAATAACCCGTCGCATCCCCGAGCGTGCCATAGCCGTTCATCGCGTCCGATACGTCCGGAGTCGAGATCGACCGGATCTGGTGTCCCACGAGTTCGTAGACCTGGACCCCGCTTGCCGAGCGGTCGCGCCCGAGAAAGTAAAGAGATGCCGAGCCTGCGGCGACCGACCACCTTGCCGCAAGGCCGATGGGCAATGTCGCCCCCCGGATCGGTTGGAAAGGAAACACCGGGTCTCCGGTAAAGGCCCAGAATTCAATGCCTTTGTCGGCGAACTGGTGGATCTCGCCCTGAAAGCTGAGCGTTCGGATCAATGCTCCCGGAGTCGTGTCGATCGCCCTGTAGTCAAGAGCGTTCCACGTGGAACCATCGGCTGAAATCTGGCAGCGCTTCTTGTTCGGGCCGCTCTCGAGAAACGAGGCGAGGTAGTAGCCGTCCTGGTAGGTCACCGTCTGGGGGTTCGCAAGCATCGCAGAACCCACTTGCGCAAAGACAAGTCCCACCGAATCCCACGTGTAGGCATTGGTCCCATCGGTCATCAGCACGGTCGATTCGTTGGTCGCGAAGCTCATCCTTCCCACGTTCGTCGTAAGCCTCGCCGCAGGATTCCGGTCGGCGGTGACGAAGGCGTTATTGCATTCCTTGAAAATGTTGCCCTGCGCAAGGTAGAGCGTGTCGCCGATCGTGACGCCCCCCCGATAGGGAATCGCTCCTTCGTCGAGCACCTTTGTAAGACCTGGCGTCCCATAAACGGCAATCGCAGTTTTATCGACGTCCCGTTGTGGCTCAAAATAACAATTGAGCCTGCGCTGCGCGCTCACCACCGCCGACTTGGACTTAACGCCTGTGCCGAGCAAAGGAACTATCAGATCGTATCTCCGCTCACGATATTCGGTCGTGTCGCGGGCCGCGTGAGAACCGCGCTTGGCAGGCTCAAGACTGGAAGTTCATAGTTCACGAGGGCAAGCGAAGCTTTCACCCGGCCGTAGGCTCTCTGCACGCTCGCCGGAGCCTCGAGACCGTAATCCGGAGCCAAGCGCACCGCAAGGCCGTTCAAGAGGAGGCTCTCATAGCCGGGCGGAAGAGAAAGGACAGTGGCAAGCGCTGGGACATTCTGAAGCCTTCCCCACGAGTTGATGAAGACCGGGTAAGCCTGATCCGGAATGGGATAGAACATGACGTTCGCAAGCGGCATCGCCTCATCCACGAAAAGAACCATCGGAGGAGCCACCGCGCCCTTGTATGGAATCTCCTCCCAAGCCTTCCGCTCGGTGAGGACAGTCAACGGCCGGTCTACTCCGTTTGCCACCGTGAAGCGGCAACCGGGAACGATTTTCACGGGCCTCGTGGTGTTGAAGTCTCCACCGGCCCCCATCGTGTAGGTCTGCTTATTCGCCTGCAATGCGAACTGCTCGACGAGAACGTGAAAGACCGCGAGCTTATCGATCCACAGCTCATCGAGGAAACGATTGAGTTCCGCGAGAGCGTCCGCCGCTTCGTCCGGGGCTGGGACCTGGTCCTTGCCGATAATGCGTCCCCGGCGCATCGCGGCGAGAATCAGATCACTCGTGCTTGCCAAGGGCTATTCCTTGCCCACGGGCGTTTCGCGCTCTTGGATGGTCTTGTAGCCCTTTGCCCGCGCCGCTTTTTCTTCTTTGGCGTCTTGCACGACGAGGTCTTCGGCTTCGCGATCTCCCGCCTTATAAAGATGCTTGGGGAATTCCTGGAAGCCTGACAGCTCCTTGAATCCTGCGTTCGCCGCGGCGAGTTCTTCCTCTTCGTTTCGCACGTAGCGGATCTCGCCCTTCAACTCACCGTTTTTGTACATATGCTTCGGAAATGCCATGTTTTCCTCCGTGTTGTTAAGCGATGTGAGCCCAGCTCTTCCGACGGCGTATATCGCCTATCGTGGCCGACGTTACGCCATACTTGGCGGCCAGTTTCTCTTGCGTCGCGGTACTTAATCTAATCGCTCGAACGTCGGTTCGCTTCAACTTTGCCCTATAGTGTTTCTCTCCCGAAGGCGCACCGCGTCCCCGGCCGCGTTCCCATTTTTGCGCTTGATTTTCAGCGACCGTGGCAACAGACAGATGTGTCGGATTCACGCAGGACGGGTTATCGCAAGAGTGACAAATGTTCATCTCGCTTGGGACGTCACGTTTATTGTGGTACGCCCACGAAAACCGGTGCGCCCGCTGGTAAATGCGCCCGTTGAATTCACCTCTGAATGAACCATAACCATCTTGATCTTTACCGCCTGTCCAGTTCCAGCACGATTCCCCTTTAGAGACATGCGTCCAGAATCGATCAAGCACTGGCATCCCACGGAATGCCGCCGCAGGCATAGCGAGCAGAACTGGCGACCCGTATTTCTTGTTCCGCCGCCAATGCTTATTGCACAGCCCAGCGGCTAGTTGCTGAATATCGCAACCCTTGATGCAACACAAACCGCTGAAAGATTCCGCTACTTTCATATCGCCTCCGTTTAGTCCGTATTGACATTATACAGGACTTTTACGCGGAGGCGATACCAAACATTTCCTAATTAAAAGCTAGCCTTGCAGCTAGTTGAGGGCGGATAGTCAGAAAGCCGTATAGTACATCCAGCCTTGTGGGGAATTTGTCATTTGTGATATCGACCCCCTGCCAGATCCTCATGGCGATGCCGTCCATCACTTCCCGAGCTGCATAAGGCTGGTTCTTCGGCAGCGGCAGGTCCGCCGTCACGAACGTGAACGCGTCCTTGTGGAAAAGAAGCGACTGCCCGTAGATCGCGCCCGCGCCGCCTTGCTTGGTCACCGCACCGCCGTTGGTGGGAGAGGCAGCGACGTTTTGCGTCGCCCCCGCGGTGACGATTGCCGGCGAAATGGCGATCTGACCCGCGCCTCCCGCATAGTCCGCCGTGATGACGAAGCTCTGCAGTGCCCCGGTGTCCGCCCTGGATTCGGGATGGACCCGATTACAGCCCGCAAAGGTGACGATGTCGCCTTTCTTGAAGGTGCCAGCGCCCGTTGCGACGGTGATTAGTGCTCCGGTCTGGCCCGCGCCGTTCACGGTGTAGGCGCTTGCGTCCGTTCCCGAGGTGAACTTCTGCAGCAACGTGTTCTCATAGAAGTTGTAACCCCCGGTGCGCCCCATCATGCCTTCGCGGTACTGCTCCTTGATGGCTGTCGAGTCCTGGAAGAGGCTCTTCAGGGCGTCGATCAAATCGACGTTGTCCTGCGTGTTAAGGAGCGCGGTGCGGCTGTTGTCCACCGGGGCAAGGGCGTCGTTCATAAGCTTGCGGCCGGTGAGGAGCAACTTCATCGTTCCCGCAGCTCCAATGCCGTTCACCTGGTTGTAGACGTCCTTCACCATCGAAAGTGCGTCGGCCTCGATATTGGCCGCGAGGACCGCCATCGCCGGTTCAATCACCCGGGTGGTAAAGTCCCTTTGCGAAATGTTCAGGGTGAAATCGATCGACGTGTCGTTGAGGTCGATCCCCTTTTGCGTCGCCATCGTGAGAGTCGTGGTTTGCTCCGTCACGTCCTGCACGGCCATGACCGCGCCCGTGCGGACCGTGAAGCGGTTGGGCAGGCGAATACCGAGCGTATTGCCGATCTTCGCGCCCCCGATGCCTTTGAAGGTATCGTCGTATTGCCTGTTGATGCGCCTTTGTGTTCAGCGCGGCTCGCTAAGCCGCACCCGCCCTTGCGGGCTGCTGCATGTTTCCATGCAGAGCGGACTATATCTTCGCCCATTCGTTCCAACGGGCGCGATGCACTTCGGATCGCTTGATCCTACTCCCTCGCGGGATAGTCTCTACACCTTCCCTGCGACATGCGGACAAACGTTTCCGTTGAAACGCTTGCCCCAATTGCAATTCATGTCGGGTCCGCCGAAAGCTTGGCGAACCGTAGGGCTTGGCTCGGGATTGTCTTGCTCACTGTAAACTCTTTGAGCTTACAGTAAGGTTAGAGTTCCCCCGAATTCACAAAGTTCTTCGATGCTCTTTTCAGAGCAAAGCGGCTGCTGTGTTAACCGATGAAATTCAACTTCTGGTGGAGCACTCTCAAACTTTCTCTTGTCACCCACGTAGGGGTTATGTATGCATTTGCCATTGGAAAAACTTTCCTCTAGCGGGATGTGCACCTTGAAAGGCGCTCCTCCCGGTCTTATCCCCCGCGCTCCCGCGCCAACTCGGCGTTGCGCTTGCGAAGCCAGGTGTCCACATCGTCTTTGTCAGACGGGAGCACATTGGTGTTCGCGCTGCGACCGCTGCCGGGTTCTATCGGCTCGGGTGCTTTGCGGGTGTCTTTTTTCGGCTTGAAGGTGCCGTCGGCTCGACGCTCAAGCTCCTCGGCCTTCTCCTGCGCCTCGGAACCCTTGTCTTCGCCGCCTTTGTCCTCGTCGCCGGCTTCTTCGCCAGCGTTGTCCTTATCTTTGCCGTTGCCCTTCTTGGCAAGTTCGGCTTCGATTCTCGCTTCGAGTTTACCGATCTCGCGTGCCTGCGCTGCAAGCGACTTGATTGC